ATAATCTGCCTTGTGTACCTCGTACTTTGCCTCTACCAGTTTTCCTGTCTGCTGGCTCTTAAAATATTCACTGTATCCTACTGTTTTTTTGTTACAGAATACAGTGCGGGCGCTTTCTTCCGGCTTTACTGCAAAGCCGTTTTTATTTACCCTGTTTTCTGCTGCTGTTTCTGCAATAAGCGTTAATTCGTCCTGCCACTCCACCGCTTATACCTCGCTTTCTGCGCCGTCGGTGTCCGTTTCGGACACTTCCGGCGCTGTGTTGTATTCCACTGATAAAGCTAAGCGCATTTTAAGTGCGTCGTATGACTTTCTGAATTGTTCCGCATTGTTGTTAAAGCCAAATTCTGCCTTACAGTACAGCGTAATTGCTCTTATAATCAGCTCGTCTGTCTCTTTTATTACTTTTACGCCGTCGTTTTTCAAATCAGCTTTGCAGGCGGCTATACAGTCGTTTATTTCCTCTGTGATTTTCTCACTGGTGCTACTGATACGCAGCGCCGCCCGCATCTTCTCGGTTAATGTAGTGGTATATGCTGCCATAGCCCGCACCCTCTTTCTTACTCTGCTACTTCTACTACGCCTGCCTCTTTCAGAACTGTTGCACGTTCTCTGCTTACGGTGTAAACGTCCCCAGTATCCTTAATCTGGTTTAATTCCTTGTCAAGGAAACGACGCTGTGCTTTTACTTTTACCAGCCCTACTGCTTTCTTTTCCTCTTCGGCTTTAGCTGCTGCCTCTGCCGCTGCCTCGGCTGCTACTTTTTTGTCCTCTTCCGTAAGCTCGCTGTTGTCTGGTATATCTACCTCGACGGCTGCGCAGCGTGCAGCAATTTCTTTCTTTGTTCCCTCTGCATCTACGCCCAGTTGCTTTGCCAGTTCCTGCAAATCCTCTTTCTTATAGCTTTCCAGCTCTTTTGCGTCTAAGTATCCTTTCATGCTCTACCTCGCTTTCTTACACTGCTGTTACGCCCTTTTTAACTAAGATAATGCCCGCAGCGTCAGCTACTTTGCCGTCCACTACCATTAAGCACTTATTCTTAATCTTGTTGTTGTCGTGGTCTGTCCACTTCACTACCTGCATTTCCATGTTGGTATTGATAACGTAATCAGAGAAATTCATAAATACTGCGATTACGTCGCCCTCGTTTGCGTCGTCCCAGCTCGGTAAAACGTCGTCCTCTACAGTTTCCACATTCTTACCCATGAAACGGTATGTTTCCTCTCCGTTTACGCCGTAGTTTGTGCGTCCAATAGGCTGCCCGTTCTTATCTTCCATACCGTCAATGCCAGTATCAAAAGTGGACTGGTTCATAACAAAGCTGCCGTTTCTGTACGCCTTTTTCATTTTGCCTTTTACCTTATGCCAGCCGTTCCAGCTTGCGTACTCTTCCGGTGTCAGAGTAATTACAGCTGTTACCCTGCTGTCTTTCAGAACGCCCAGCGGCTGCCCCTCGCCTGTACCGTTGAAAATGGCAATTTCAATAGCCTTTACCATTGCCTCTGTTGCCATAGGTACAAACAAATCAGTAAACATTTTCAGCGTTACTACATTCGCTAAAATGCTCTGGGAAATTTTGCACTCCAAACCGTAATAATTGAAAGTTACGGAATTTTTAGCAGATGCTTTCTGGTCGTCGCTGCTCTTTGCCTCTGTAATCCAGTGTGCAGTAGGCTTTAAGTCTGCAATCGGAATGGAAACGCCGCCCTGTACGTTAATCTTACGCACCTTTGCATAAATGCTGCCGTAGCTTTCCAGTTTCTGGATAATTTCATTCATAATAGTTGTCGGAATTACAGCGCCGCTGTCTGCTGTGGTGGTGGTTTCAGCTGCTCTGTACTCTGCCGGAATAGCAACGCCTCTGCATACATAATTCATAAACGCTTTTCTGTATGCCGTAGTGTCGTATTTGTCCTCTGGTTCTCCTGCTCCTGCGCCGCCTGCTCCCTTGAAATTTCTAAGCAGCGTGGTATCTGCTCCCGCTCCACCTGTCGGCTCTCCTGCTGCAATTCTTTCAAGCAGCTTTTTACGTTTCTCTGCCGCTGCCAGTAAAGCGGTACGCTCTTCCTGTAAGTCTGTTACCTCTGTTTCCAGTTTTGTAATTTCCTCGTCCGTAAGCTCTGCCGCTCTGGTGTTAAGCTCTTCTTTGATTTCGGCTAATCTTGCCTCAATTTCCTTTAATCTCATAGTCTGTGTTCTCCTTTTTTGTTTTGATTTTTATAAGCTCGCCTTAATCTTTAGTATTGCTGCCCGCCTCTTAAGCAACTCCTGCCGCTCCCGCTCATAACTCCTACTCGCAAAAGCACGGGCGCTTATTTCAGTATCGTTATTTGCCGGAATACTCACGGCTGATACGTCATAAACCTTTTTGATTTTCAAAATTGTTCTTGTATGTGTTTCTCTGTCGTAGCTTTCCTCTGCCACTGTAAACGC